GTCACCAAATGAATTTTATACCCTTCATTTTGGAGAGAATCTAACTGGCATTGAAATAAGGGTCTAATTCTAAGAAAATCGAAGAATTTATTAGGTTTTGTCCAAAACCAAGGGGTTAATCCGATATGAACCATGTATGTCCACATATATCTAAGGCACGTAGTAAGTATAGGAATAGTAGGGATGATGCTAAGATATACAGTGATAGTAGATGGGATAAGGTAAGAGCAGAAGTAATAGATGAATGTAATAGTATATGTCTATGGTCGTTCTATGTTGATGGTATGATAAGGTCGGTTGATTGTGTACACCACATCTGTACAGTAATTGAGGATAAGGGACAAGCATATAACAAGGACAATCTTATTGGACTGAATAGTCAAGAACATAAGACAGTGCATAAACTTTATAAAACAGAATATAAAAATGATGTTATAAGATTATTACATAGTATTAAAGATTATTATAATATTAATGGATTACATATGGAAGATTTAGGAAAATATAAGAGTGTAGTGGATAATTGGACAGAATAAGTCCCCCCTATAAAAATATTTTTAATTTTAAAAGCCTTAAAGAAGCACAAGTCCTCTCACTTTCGCAATTTTTTCCCAAAATCAACATATGGTATCAACTAATAATGATTATTGATTAGAAATGGAGGTGGTTTCAATGGCAAGACCAACAAAAAATGTAGCAACAATGTCAAAACATTTTACAAAAGAAGAATTAGAAGCAAGAAAACAAGCAGAAGAAAAATTAAAAGGTGGAACGGATAAAATAAAACCACCTTCATATTTAAATTACGGTTCAAAAAAAATATTCAAATACATAGTTAAAGAATTGGAAAGCAGTGGTATACTTACAAATTTAGATATTTATGTTTTAGCATCTTGTGCAGTTGCATTAGATAGAATACAAGAAGCTGAAAAATTATTAAATGAAGATATACTTAATACAAATGCTCTTAGAATTAAAGATTCTTATATGAAAGAATTTTTCAGATGTTGTAATGAGTTAAGTTTAAGTCCACAAAGCCGAGCAAAACTTGGAAACTTAAATCTTCAAAATAAATCAAAAAAAGAAGACCCATTACTCAAAGTCCTAAAGGGTGATGTAAATGGATAACATTAAAGATAGTAAAGCTTATAAATATTGCCAGTGGTGTATTAAAAATGATAATGAATATGTGGGAATATATGTTAAGAAACAAGCACAACGATGGATTGATATTGTAAATGGTAAAGATACTGAAGCATATATAGATGTTGATATGTTTAATAAAGTTTGTGGAATACTTAAATTAATGGTTCATCCTGACCTTGGATGTAGTATATATGAAGGATTGGAAAAATATCAATGGCTTTTTATTATAGCAACTTTATGTACTATAAATGTGGCTGATAATAGCCGATATTATGAAACATCTTTACTAGAAATATCAAGAAAAAATTATAAAACGTTTGCAAGTGGAATAATATTTATAATTGGAATGTTATTAGAACCTAGATTTTCTAGGTTTTTTTCAGTTGCTCCAGATTATAAACTAAGTAGTGAATTAAAGTTAGCAGTTAGAAAAATAATAAAGTCAAGTCCATTACTTGAAAGTCGATTCAAAATTAAAAGAGATATGGTTGAATGCAAATTAACAGACAGTGAATATGTTCCTTTGGCATACTCAAATGATAACCTAGATGGTAAGCTTGCTAATATTTTCCTGGCTGATGAAGCAGGATTGTTAGACGATTACCCAGTTGAAGCAATGCGTTCTAGTCAGATTACACTAAGTAATAAGTTAGGTATAATAATTTCAACACAATATCCAAATGAAGCAAATGTTATGCTTACTGAAATAGATTATGCTAAAAGAGTATTAGATGGACTTATAGATAATAAAAGATATTTTAGTTTATTGTACGAGCCTAATGAGAATATTAGAAAGCAATGGGAAGATAATGATTTAGTAATATATCAATCTAATCCAGTGAGTGTTGAAAATGAAAAAGTATTTAAAGCCATAGTTGATAAAAGGACTATGGCTATTTTATATGAATCAAAAAGAGAAAATTATCTTTGTAAGCATAATAATATTATGTATAAAGGACTAGGAGCAGAAGGATATGTTAGTAGTGAACAAATTAAAACTTGCAAATCAGACGAAGAATGGGATTGGAATGGTAAAGATGTTTGGATTGGAGCAGATGGTGCAGAAACATTTGATAATTCTAGTATAGCAATGATTGGATATGATGAAGAATCAGGTATTGTACATAGTAAATCATGGTGTTTTATACAAGAAGATAATGTAGATTCTAAAAGTAAAACTGAAAAATTTGACTATAGGAAATCTATTAAGGATGGAAATACAATTCTCTGTGGTGAATCTGTACTTGATTACAATCAGTTTGAACAGTTTGTAGTTGATTTACAAGATGAATATGGAGTAAATATACTTGGAATTGGTTACGATATAAGAAATTTGCGAAATTCTGCACAAAGATGGGAACGAGATTTTGATTTAGCTACTATTGAGGTTAAACAACATAGTAGTGTGTTGCATCCAACAATTAAATGGCTTAAAGAATTAATATTAGAAAAGAAATTCTCTTATTATAATAATCGAGTATATGAAAATAACTTTACTAATTGTAGATGTACAGAGGACACAAATCTTAATCTCTACATTAATAAAAAAATATCTGTAAAAACAAAAGGTAAAGTCGATATGGTATTTGCAACAATTAATGCTTTATATTTGCTACAGCAAGAGTTATTAAATGGTAACAATTTTGTTGTACAAACTATATAGATATCTTTGCAGAGAGGAGGTAAACCTTTGGGACTAATACAAAAATTTAAAGAGTGGCGAGAATATAATAAAAGAGCACAGACATTGGAAGAAATTCTATTAAGCGTATCTACAAATACAGATAGTGTTACAAAAGATCAAGCATTAAATATACCTAGTGTTGCAGGTTGTGTTGATATTATTACAAATACAGTAGCTATGTTACCTATTAGACTTTATAAGGATAATAATGGTAAAAAAGAAACTGTACAGGGTGATATTAGAATAAATCTACTTAATAGTGACACATACGATAAACTCAATGCGTTTGAATTTAAGAAAGCATTAATAGAAGATTATTTATTAGAAGGTTCAGGATATTCTTATATAAATAAACAGAGAAATAATATAAAAAGTCTTAACTATGTAGAAAATCAACGTGTTACAGTTAGCAATAATGTTGACCCTATATTTAAAGACTATGATATTAATGTTAATGGTAAAACATATAGGGATTTTGAGTTTATAAAACTTAATAGAAAAACAAAAAATGGTAGTGAAGGTATTGGTATTATTGCTGAAAACAATGAGATGTTAACAGTAGCTTATCTAACATTAGAGTATGAAAAAGTTTTAATGAAAACTGGTGGAAATAAAAAGGGGTTTTTAAAAGCTCAAAATAAATTAGCACCAGATGAATTAACTGCACTTAAAACAGCATGGAATAATTTGTATAAAGATAATACAGAGAACGTTGTTGTATTGAATAAAGGAATGGAATTTCAAGAAGCGTCAAGTACATCTGTAGATTTACAAATGAACCAGAATAAAATAACTAATAGTAGTGAAATATGTAAGTTATTTAGCATGAGTTCAGATATGCTTAGTGGAAATATTACAGAGGAACAGTATAATAATTGGATAAAAATATGTATATTACCGATTTTAAAGGCTTTTGAGACAGCATTAAATAGAGATTTATTACTAGAATCCGAGAAGGGTTCTTTTTATTTTGCATTTGATACTAAAGAATTGATGAAAGCAGATATATTAAAGAGGTTTCAAGCATATCAAATTGCATTAAATAGTGGAATAATGCAGTGGGATGAGGTTAGATATTTGGAAGATTTAGAGCCTTATAACTTAGATTTCATTAAAATGGGACTTCAAGATGTTCTTTATAACTTGAAAACTAAAGAAATATACACTCCAAATACTAATAAACTTAGTAAAATGGGTGAATCTGCAACTCAAAATAACAATATGAACAATGCTGATATGCAAAATAATAATATTAATAATATTAACACCAATAATCCTAATAATCCTGCGAAGGAGGTGAACATTAATAATGAAAGTGGAAATACGCAACAATAGTGTACATATTGAAGGGTACGTGAATGTAGTTGAAAGAAATTCAAGAGTTTTACCTTCTCCACGTGGCAAATTTATTGAACAAGTTAAAGCTAAAACTTTTCAACGTGCTTTAGATAGGCAAGATAATGTAGATTTACTATTTAATCATAAATCTGATAGAAAACTTGGTTCAACTAAAGATGGTAGTTTGCAACTATGGGAAGATCAAATTGGTTTACGTGCCATGGCTGATATAACTGATGCTGAAGTAATACAAAAAGCTAAAGATAATCAGTTAACAGGCTGGTCTTTTGCATTTACAACTATAAAAGATAGTTGGCAAGATGGTCAAGATGGTATGCAACATAGAACTTTGGAGGATATAACACTTCCAGAGGTATCTATATTATCTGTTACACCTGCATATATAGCAACATCTATAGAATCCCGAGGTGAAGATACTGTAATAACAGAGCATAGAAATGTAGAAGAATCTGTAGAAACTGTAGATAATTCTACTGAAGAAAAGCCAAAAGAAGAAGTTAGAGAAAAGATTGATGAAAAACTAATTAATTATTCTTTAACTGAATTAGAAATTGAATTATTAAAACTAAAATCAAGGTACTAGAAATAGTGCTTTTTTTATTACAAAAAATTAATTAAAAATAATTATTAAAAAATAAAATTTATTTACGAAAGGAAGTATGATTATAATGATAAAAGGTTTAGTAGAAAAAAGAAATGCATTAGTTGACGAAATGGAGGGCTTATTAAACAAAGCAAAAGCAGAAACAAGAGCATTTAATGATGAAGAAACAGCTAGAGTTGAAGCTATAAAGAAAGAAATTACAGGAATAGACAACACTCTTAAAGCAGAAGATGAATTCAGAAGTTTTGATAAAAAAGAAGTTAAAGATGTTAAAGATGAAAAGGTTGAACAAAGAGCATTAGATGAAGCAAACTTTGTTAAATACATAAAAGGTGAGAAAAGAGCGTTAGATATTGCAGATAATGGTGGAATTATACCAACAAGTATTGCTAACAGAATAATTGAAACAGTTAAAGAATTATCACCTATTTATTCTATGGCTACAATATACAATATTGGTGGAGATCTAGTATTCCCAGTTTATGATGAATCAAGTTCTTCTATTGCAGCAGTATATGTTGATGATTTAACTACATTAACTGAAGGTACTGGTAAGTTTACTACTGTTAAATTACAGAATTTTATTGCAGGTGCAT